GTGTCCGTGTTCACAGCGTGTACCTCTGTAACCGTTTTTTATAGCTAGGGGTTTAACGATGGCTAATCCTATTAGATCTATAACGCAAGTCGGGGCCACAGAGCCTTTCGGGCTTCAGGTATCTCGTGGCCAAATTATGGGCCACTCGAATGTCTTTAAGTTCGGGTACAACCCTGTAGTCCAAGCGGTTGAAGAGACTGTTTGGGATTTCGGCGGTATTTATGCGTACCCCTCTAGCGCAGTAGCGATGTCTGTTACCAGTGCGGCGGGTGCAACAGACAACGGTGTTCAGGTTCAGGTACAGGGGCTTGATGCGGACTACGCTCCCCTGACGGAAACAGTTACCCTAGCGGGTTCTGGGACAGCCACTACTTCAGGTCTTTTCTTGAGGGTGTTCCGTGCGTTTACCTCAGGGTCTCAAGCACTCACGGGCGCGGCGTCTATTACCAACGGAGGTGTTACATACGCTTATCTCGCGGTAGCGTCACAACAGACACTGATGGCGGTTTACACCGTACCTGCCGGGCATACCGCCTATGTAACGCAGTTCGACACAACGTCTCTGACCGAAGCAAACAATAAATTTGGTACGATACGACTGGTTATTCGGGAAGAGGGCGGTGTTTTTCGGACACAACAGCAATTTGCTGCGGTAAACGCTAGCGTAGTATTGGTCTTCACATACCCCATCGCAATTCCAGAAAAGTCGGACATGGAGGTTCGTGCAATGGGCTCCAGCGCGAACGCTAACCTGAAGATCTCCTCGAACCTTGAGCTAGTGATCATACGGAACGAGGCTTAATATGAACAATGTTGAAAAACTTCAAAAGCCTGCAAGAGATTCCGATATTTGGGCCAATCTTGAAAAGCATGAAGCGGAGTGTAATTTACGCTACCAGCGAATTGAAGAAAAACTGGCGGATCAGAAACATTCGCTAAAAGGGCTGGACATGAAGATATGGGGCTTAGCGGCTTTGATTATGGTAGTGCCCTTGATACATAAGGCTTTGGCTTAGCTATGAACAAGTCTTTTTTTAGCGATCCGATTGAATCTGCAATTGTAGATGATGTCAGAAAATGGTCTTACGACGACTCCGACAACTTGAATGATTGTTTGGCGTGGGATAAAGACCGGGTTGCGATCTTGTTCATACAGGAAAAAAGCTATCAAACGCTGTACTCATGTGTTTCTCAGTTTGACCCGAAATACGACGTGGTGTTTGTTATTGATCTGGCGCACGAGAACACCGACGAAACTTTCTACGAATACGTAGCCGGTTTAAACAAAGCCATTGCGGCGGGCATCTTTATTGACACCGACATCGTGTTAACAGGCTTTCGCTTAAATGATTACGACACCATTCGTGTTGAACGACTTTCTACCACTAAGCTCTAACCATATATTAGGAGAGTTACTATGCCAAACAAAAACATGAAGCCCCTGGCGCGCCGAGGCGATAGAGAAGTTCCCATGGAGTACGTCAAGAAAAAGAAAAAGCCTATGTTGGTGGTAGCTGCCCCGGTGGCTCGAATGAAAAAAGGCGGCAAAGTTAAAAAAGGCAGTAAATGCGCCGTACGCAACGCTTAAATAGCACCGATCACGAGGTAGGTAAGGGTTATGACTACATCTGGAAGCACTAATTTTGAGCTAGACGTTGCTGAGTATGTCGAAGAGGCCTACGAACGGTGCGGGCTTGAAGTTCGTACAGGGTACGACCTTAAATCTGCCAAACGGTCTTTGAACCTGTTGCTTGCCGATTGGGCTAACCGTGGTTTGAACCAATGGACCATTAAACAGCGCACTATTACGGTTGTAGACGGCACGAGCGAGTACGACGTTGGTAACGACGTTATTGATGTTCTTTCCGTGGCGGTAAGGCGGTCTGGAACAGACTATTCTTTAACCAGGTTAAGTCGAGACGGCTACTTAAGCATCCCAAACAAGTCTACGCAAGGTCGAGTAAACCAGTTCTTCTTGGACAGACAAGTGTCTCCGAAGCTCAAGGTTTGGCCTGTCCCGGACAACAACACCGATGTGATCTATTATGACGCTTTAACTCGCATAGATGACGCGGATGTATATACTAACACCATGGACCTGCCCTTTCGTTTTTACCCGTGTCTAGCGGCAGGGTTAGCGTATTACATAGCGCTAAAGCGGGCCCCGAATCGGGTGGCAATGTTAAAAGCGTCCTATGAGGAAGAGTTTGACAGAGCTGCCACGGAAGATCGGGACCGGTCTTCGTTCAACGTAGCCCCTAGTTTTGACTATTACAGGTTAGGTTAATGGCTAAAAATGCGGCAGGGAAAGAAGCGTGGGCTATATCAGACCGTTCGGGTTTTCGTTACCCTTATCGGTTAATGAAAAAGGAATGGAACGGACTTTTAGTGGGTCCGGATGAATTTGAGCCCAAGCAGCCTCAATTAGGCCCTTTTAGGAAGGTGGTTGACCCGCAGTCCCTTAAGGATGCTCGCCCAGATCGGACAGAGCCTTTAGATGTGTACGTCGGGTTACCTTTAGTGGTTGCCCCTAAGCTGCGGCCCGTACAAGGCTTCGGGCAGGTTGGACAAATAACGGTGGTTACATGAGTTTCACATACGCAGAACTGAAGCAAGCTATTCAGGATTACACCGAAAACGACGAAACGTCCTTCGTCAACAACTTGCCCCTATTTATCCGGCAGGCAGAAGAGCGGATTCTTAAAAACGTCCAGCTCAGCTTGTTTAAAAAGAATGTTAGCGGCGCTCTGACAGGGTCCAACAAGTATTTGGCCTGTCCTAGCGACTACCTTGCCTCGTTTGCGTTGTCTTTTGTGGACTCCAGCGGGGACCATGTGTTTTTAGACTTTAAAGATGTTGATTTTGTTCAATCGTTTAATCCCGATGCGGCTACCACAGGTGACCCTCGTTATTACGCTGTTTTTGACATAAACAACTTCATTGTTGGGCCAACACCTGACGCGTCTTACGCGGTAGAGTTACATTATTTCTACCGGCCTGCCAGTTTAACGGCGGGTGCCGATACAGCGACAACCTGGCTAAGCGAAAACGCTGAAATAGCTATGTTGTACGGAAGCTTGATGGAGGCCTACATTTACATGAAGGGTGAGCCTGACATGCTGGCTATGTACGAAAAACGCTTTGGTGAAGCCGTTATGGGCATGAAGATGCTGGGTGAATCTAAAGAAGTAACGGACGAATACCGTACCGGAAAACTAATTAGGCCGAAACAATGACTTTTTCTGCTTTGCAAACAAACACAGCGTTTAACGTTGAGGTACACACCACGGATAAGCGCGGGTTTACTCCAGAAGAAATTGCAGAACGATGTGCGCACAAGATCTTAGCTATTAGCGAAACTGCGCCCGAGGCAATAAAAGCACAGGCTCATGCCTTTCGTAAGGACATGGTCAAAGTGCTTGAAGTTTATATGCGTGAAGCTATCAAAAGTGATAGAACAACGGTGTACAATGAATTAATCCATGCAGGCCATAGAGAGCTTGCTGAACTCATAAGGAGACTGTAGCCATGGCGTTTTCAGGCAACTATATGTGTAGCAGCTTTAAGCAAGAATTGCTTTACGGCGCTCACGATTTCGACTCATCCACGGGCGATACATTTTTACTCGCCTTGTACACCAGCGCAGCTACTCTTAATGCAGCTACTACGGCGTACACTACCTCAAACGAAGTTGCCAGCGGTTCTGGATATACAACAGGTGGCCAGGCGCTTACGCCAGTCAATCCTTCTGTGTCCGGCACCACTGCGCTGACCGACTTTGCGGATGAAACCTTCACCGCCGCAACAATAACCGCACGAGGGGCTTTGATCTACAATTCTACCCCTAACACTACATCCGTGGCTCTAACGAACCCGTCTGTAATTGTGCTGGATTTTGGTTCGGATAAAACGTCTACAGCGGGTGACTTTACCATTGTTTTCCCGACTGCTGACGCCAGTAATGCTATCATTCGGATAGCGTAATGACTGATGTAACCGTCTACTTCAAAGGCTGGAATTCATCCAGCCAAGGTTGGGGCGGTGGTTCGTGGGGTCAGGATGAAGGGCTCCCAAGCGCAACGGCAAACATAGGCACTATATCAATAGTTGCAGATGCGAATGTTGTGGTTGAGGGCGTTACCGCTACCGGGTCGATTGGCTCTGTTACGGTAATTGCTGAGGCGAACATTGCGGCCATAGGTGTTGCGGGTACGGGAGCAGTAAGTCCTGTCACCGTTATTGCGGAATCAAACGCACCTGTCACCGGACTAGAAGCAACAAGTTCTGTTGGAACAGTATCCGTTATTGCGACAGCAAACGTATCTCCGATAGGATTGGAAGCAGTAGGTCAGATAGGGCAAGCTTCCGTAGAAGGCATTGC